TTACAGGCGCTGCAACATATGTCGGCGTTGCTGCGGTCGAATCCGCAATTATCGTAGTTTCAGTTGAAGTTTTCCAATCTCGTACCGCTCCTGGCGGACAGATTGAAGGCGTAGATTTTGCACCAAGCCCTTATCGTATGGGACGCAGCTTGTTTAATCGTGTCGTAGGTTTGCTTGGACCATACATCGATGTTGAGACGATGGCGCAATAATGCCAAGCACAATTCTCTCAGCAGTTAGAACCCCTCTTGCTACCGCACTATCCGGCGTTGCTGCAAACGTATTTAGTTACGTGCCTGAGCAGATTCCGGCTCCTGCGGTTGTAGTCGTTCCGGATTCTCCTTACATGGAGTTTGAGACAATTGGCAAGAGTACCTTTCGATGCAAACTAAATTACACAATAACCTGCTGCGTTGCTTACAATAGCAACCCGGCTTCGCTTGATAACATCGAGCAACTCATCACAAGCGTTGTGGCGGTTATACCGGCTGGATATGAAGTCCAGGTAGTTGATCGACCAACAGTCACACAAGTAGGCGCTAGTAACTTGCTAGTCGCGGACATACGCGTATCCACCTGGTATACGCAGACAGCATAAGGAGAACCAATAATGCCAACAACAGTCATTACGGGTCGCGACCTCGTTCTAACCATCGCAACAGTAAATTACGATGCTCAGACAACTAGCGTGACTCTCGTAAACAGCCCAACAATCGACGTCTATCAGACTCTCGATGGCAAGGCTTACAAGCACACAGACGATCAATGGACTCTTAACATCGAGTTATTGGCTGACTGGGGTGCAGCATCATCACTATTTGAAGCAATGTGGACAGCTGCTGAAACAGCACCTAACACAACTTTGGCAGTATCGCTAACTGCTGCAACAGGCGCAGTATTTGCTTGCAACGTCCTGCCAGTATTTCCATCAGTCGGTGGAGCTGCTCCAGGAGCGCAGACAGATACTTGGGCGCTTACAGTAGTCGGCACACCTGCCGAAACTTTCTAAACATCTAACAAACGGGAGCAAAGATGAAACTACCAATAACAATTACATATAACTCAGGCGACGAAGCAACTTACGTTGCACAGCCTCCAGAGTGGGCAAAGTGGGAGAAGGCAACTGGTAACACAATTTCTCAAGCTAACGACAAAATTGGCATCTGGGATCTTATGTTTCTGGCTTATAACGCTTATAAGCGAGAGAGTGCTGGAAAGCCTGTTAAGTCTTACGATGTTTGGTCAGAGACCGTTGCTGATGTAACAGTCGGAGACGATAGCCCAAAAGCCACCAACCAGGAAGCATAAGGCGGATCCTCGTATCTCTAGCAATAGAGACGGGGATACCGATGCAATACTGGGATGATGCAGACGACATATTAACCGCGATAGATATACTGAAGGAGCGACAGGATGGCAGATGAAGTCCAGATCGCTTATGACAAATCAGATCTACGCGGTATTACCAGGGCTTTCAAGGGTATGTCCGAGGAAGCCGTTGAAGCTGCTAAAAAGGAAAGTTCTAATCTTGCTGAGTATGCTGCTGGACAGATTAAGATCGCAGCATCGACTCGTTTGGTTTCAGGGACTGCTGCTCGCCGTATTGCAGATGGAGTTAAGGTAAGCAAGACTTCAAAGATTGGTGAGTTCAGTTATGGTTTTGCCCGTCAAAAGTTTAGCGGTGGCGGTTCAACTTTAGATTTACTTTACGGTATGGAGTTTGGTTCTAACCGCTTTAAGCAGTTTCCAAACCGAACACCAAACAGAGGCAGAGGTAACTCAGGTTACTTTATTTACCCAACCTTGCGACAGATCCAACCGGATCTAGTTCGTAAGTGGGAGGAAGCATTTAGCAACATTCTGAAGGAGTGGGATTAATGGCAGGTAATAGAACCCTTAAACTTTCGATTCTTGCTGATGTCGATGATCTCAATAAAAAGTTAAAATCTGCTAATGGTGACGTTGAATCTTCATCTAACAAGTTAGGCGAGTTCTCAAAGAAGGCTGGAGTTGCTTTTGCAGCAGCTGCTGCTGCTGCTGGTGCTTATGCGACGAAGTTAGCAGTTGATGGAGTTAAGGCTGCGATTGAGGATGAGAAGGCTCAGACTCAGTTAGCGATTGCTTTAGAAAATGCAACAGGTGCTACACAGGGTCAAATCAAAGCAACAGAGGACGCAATCCTCCAAATGTCTTTGGCTTCAGGCGTAGCCGATGACAATCTCCGTCCTGCACTTGGGCGCTTGGTTCGATCAACTGGCGACATTACAAAAGCCCAAGATTTATTAGCGATTGCGTTGGATGTCAGTACAGCAACTGGCAAGCCGTTGGAGGCAGTCGCAAATAGTCTGGGTAAGGCATATGATGGAAATACCGCAGCTCTCGGTAAATTGGGTATTGGTCTTGATGCCGCCGAATTAAAGACTATGACATTTACAGACGTTCAAGGACGTCTAACTGAGTTATTTGGTGGCGCAGCAGCTGCTAACGCGGATACTTACGCGGGCAAGATTGCTAGAGTCCAGATTGCCTTTGATGAAGCCAAAGAGACACTTGGCGCTGCTCTTTTGCCAATCCTTGATAAGTTTTTAACATTTATTAATAAAAGCGCTTTGCCTGCAATCCAGGCATTTACATCGGCTTTTAGTTTAACTTCGGGGGATGGCTTTGGAAAAACCATTACCGACGTCGGTGAGACAATTAAAAAAGTTATTCAGCCAATTTTTGAAGGCGTTAAGGTTATTTTTGATCGGGTTAAAAATGCAATCGTAGATAGCAAAGACGAATTAGCCTCATTTTGGGAAGTCGTTAAATATGTTGCGCCTTTGATTGGAAAAGTAATTGGAGATTCCCTAAGGGTAATCGGTGAAATTGCTGGTGTTGTTATAACCCTAATTGGCAAAGTCCTAGGAGCCATCAAGCCGTTACTTAATACTGCTATCGATGGCATTAACTTAATTATCAAGGGTGTCAATCTAATCAAGCCAGGAGCAGATATTGGATTGATTCCTAAGATTAGTTCAACTGGTGGATCAACAAGTACCGGACCATTAGGCAACTTTTCAATGTCTACGGGTAGGGTTTCAACTTCTACATCAATAAGCACCGTCCCATCAGGTGGCGGGGCAACAAGTACTACGACTGGCGGTAGTGGCTCGACTGGAATTGCTGGAGTAAGCACCGCTGTTGCAGCTGCTGCTGGAATCGGTTCTTTTGACGTTGGACGATTCCGCATGGCTGAAAACGCATCGATGGCTCCTGTCTACAACATCAACGTAACCGGAGCCTTGGACAAGGAAGGCGTAGCCCGCCAAATTGTTGAGATTCTTAATGAGTCCTCTTACCGCGGTGGCGGTGGCGCTGGATCGGCTCTTATTGCATGAGCCAATACACTCCCGAATGGCAAGTAAGTATCAATGGTGGCGGTGATTACACAAACCTCACTCTTGCCAATCTAACAATTACTTCAGGTCGCCAAGATATCTATTCTCAGGCTTATGCTGGTTATTGCAATGTTGAGATTATCAATCTAGATCTTGCGCCTATTGTCATAGACGTCAATGACCAAATCATCATTAAGGTCAAAGATTCATTTGGAACCTTTATCAATTTATTTGGTGGGTATGTCACAGACATCGATGTAGAAGTCACTCAAGCCTCATCTACGGCTATTTCAGAGCGCATCAAGGTAGTTGCTTTGGGTGCTTTGTCTAAACTGCCTAAAACCCTTACAGAGGGCGTTTTAAGCAAGGATTTTGACGGCGATCAGATATACGCCATTCTTAGCGATGCTTTGTTTAATACTTGGAATGAAGTGCCAGCAGCAACTGCCTGGAATACTTACAATCCAGCCACTACTTGGGCTAATGCTGAAAACTCTGGACTTGGCGATATTGACCAACCCGGAGATTATGAATTAGCAGCTCGATCAGCCGACACGACCGATATGTATAGCCTTGTTGCTGGTTTGGCTACATCAGGGCTTGGATACCTTTATGAGGATGCTGAAGGACGAATCGGGTATGCAGATTCGACTAGGCGCAGCTCTTACCTTGCAACAAACGGTTACGTTAATCTAACTGGCAATCATGCTCTTGCTCGTGGCGTTCGGACTCAAAAGCGCTCAGGCGATGTCCGCAATAACGTTACAATCAGTTACAAGGCGAACGCTCAAGAATCAGCGTCAGATCCTGATTCTATTGCTATTTATGGGCAACAGGCTTACCAGATTAGTACTTCACTTGAAAACGCAGCGGATGCTTTGTTCCAGGCTAACTTTTATTTGGCATTGCGAGCATATCCAGAAGCTCAGTTCAAATCGATTACTTTCCCAATTAGTAGCCCAGAAATCGATGACGCAGACCGCGATGCTTTGTTAAACGTTTTTATGGGTATGCCAGTAAATATTACTGATCTACCTTCAAATATCACTAATGGTCAATTTCAAGGCTTTGTCGAAGGCTGGACTTTCAGCGCTGGCTATAACGCCTTGTACTTGACTTTGACCGTATCTCCGACCGCTTACAGTCTCCAATCCACTCGATGGAACGGAGTCTCAGCATTAGAGACATGGAACACTCTAAGCAACACCCTAGAATGGATTGACGCTACAATAGTAGCCTGATAAAGGAGAAACATGGCAACGACAACTAACTACTCCTGGGAAACCCCGGACGATACCGATCTCGTTAAGGACGGCGCAGCTGCTATCCGCACGCTCGGCTCCTCTATCGATACAACAACAAAGGCGTTAAATCCATCAACGACTCTTGGTGATATTGAATACCGATCATCAACTGCTAATACAAACACTCGTTTGGGTATCGGTTCGTCAGGTCAAGTATTGACCGTAAGTGGTGGCGTACCTGCTTGGGCAACAGCGACATCAGGAGGAATGACGTTGTTGGCGACTCATTCACTCAGCGGAGCAACTTCTACAATTTCAGGTATTTCTGGTTCATATAAAAAATTAGTAGCATTTATTGAATTACCACAAAACGCAACAGCGGACGGATATTTTAGAATTGCACCAAATGGAGATACAAATCAATCTTATCTAGTTGGTATTAAAACAGCAACAACCGTATTTGATGTTAATGGCGGTTATATTAGTACTTATGCAAATACAAACCGATCTAATGTCAATTTTAGTGCAACCCTTGTGATTGACAATTATGCTAATACGACGATTCCAAAGCCCGTTCAATATTATGGATGGTATGCGCCAAGTGCTGGATTTGGACCATTTATTCAATCAGGTATTTATGGACCAGCAAGTGCAGTAACGTCTTTGGTTTTCTCTAATTCAGGCGGAAACTTATCATCTGGAACTGTTTACCTTTACGGAGTCAAATAATGCCAAATCCAACAATTAGAATCCACAACATTGAAACAAACGAAATCATTGATCGTGAAATGACTGATGCTGAATTAGAAAGCCATTTAGCACAAGAAGCGATTGATTTGGAAAAAGCCGAACTTCGATTAGCAAAAGAAGCTGCCAAAATTGAATTGTTGGCTAAGTTAGGCATCACTGAAGATGAAGCCAAGTTGTTGCTTGGATGAAGCCTAAACTTTCAAAGTCAGTCGTTCAATTAAGAGAGCAGGCAGACGATGCTTATCCAGATCGAAAGCGTAACTCTGACGGCACAATCGGGG